TAGTTGCCTATGGTGCAGCAGGTACTGGTAAAACATTCATCACTCTATTCAATGCACTAGGTGATGTGTTAGATCCACATACACCCTATGATAAGATCTACATTGTAAGGTCACTTGTTGCCACTAGGGAGATTGGATTCTTACCTGGTGACCATGAGGACAAGTCCTACCTATACCAGATACCATACAAGAATATGGTTAAGTATATGTTTGAGATGCCTAGTGAGGCAGACTTTGAGATGTTGTATGGCAACCTCAAAGCACAGGAGACCATTGGATTTTGGAGCACCTCATTCATTAGGGGTACAACATTAGACAGAGCTATCATTATAGTTGATGAGTTTCAGAACTTGAATTTTCATGAATTAGATAGTATAATAACAAGGATAGGTACAGACTCCAAGATAATGTTCTGTGGAGATGCTACTCAAACTGACTTGATTAAACAGAATGAAAGGAATGGCATTCATGACTTCATGAATATCCTTAGGATCATGCCATCAGTAGACATCATTGAATTTGGTGTAGAAGATATAGTAAGGTCAGGATTGTGTAAAGAATATCTACTATCTAAATTGGAATTGAATTTATGAGTTTT